TCATACTACCCCGTGGGATGAGAATATGGTTCAACAGAGCTATACTTCAGCTGAGAACTGGGGTGGTCAGATTAATTTCATGATCCCCTTAGATAGAGAAGGTTTGAGACGTTGCAGAGCGATAGCTAAGCAACAACATGAGAAAATGAAGTTGAATTATGAGCTAGTTAGAATTGATAACTGTGCTAAACTTCAGCAAAAAGGATTTATGTTACTACCTGGTTCACGTGTGTACCATTTATGTAGTGATGTCATACCTATAGCTGCTTATAAGAAAGCAGAGAAAGAGGTTCTTCAATGCAAAGAACCACCAAAGCCTTGGTATAAACCTTGGCAAAAAAGTAAACCTAAATGTCCACTAAAATGACCTTATTGATCAAGCCCATCCTCATGGCATTCCTGACTTCTAATGCAACTAAGGAATTAGTTATATCACTCTTAGAAGCTTATGCCGAATCCACGGATAATACTATTGATGATCAAGTAGTAAAGATGGTTAAAAAGAACTTATTCCCAGGACTTAAAGACGAATGAAGAAAGCCACTGAAGATCAGTTTAATGAATTACATAACCTAGTCACTACTGAATTCCTTAAACGGGTCAAAAGTGGCGAGGCTTCAACTCAAGATCTAAAAGCAGCCTGTGACTGGCTTAAAACTAATGACATAAGTGGTATAGCAATAGATGGTAATCCACTATCTAAATTAGCAGCCATTATGCCTACAGTTGACCCCGAACTAGTACAAAGCAGACTATATGGCAAAAGGAGCGAAGTACGCTAACGGTAATTATAAAGCCCAACAAAAAGCGTATAACAAAACAAAGAAAGGTCTAAAGTTAAGAACTGCTGCCAATGCAGCTAATCGAGCAAAAGGTACTTACGGAAACGGTGACGGATTAGACGTTGCCCATAAAAAAGGTAAAGAAGGAGGTAAAAAAGCTTCAGATGTAAAGCTACAAAAACCTTCTATTAACCGACGTAGCCGACTTAAGCGAAAAACTAAATGACCCCACTTCTACCAACCCCTGATCACTACCTCTATAACCTAATAACCATGACAAGTCCCCAAGCTAAAAAGCTCTGGAGAAGAGCTATTAAACAGCACTTCAATTGTCAATGTGTTTATTGTGGTAACAACTATGAAATCAATGAACTCACAATCGATCATGTCAAACCTAAATCAAATGGTGGCGAAAGTATTGCAAGCAATCTGGTTCCCGCCTGTAGAACGTGTAATCAGGACAAAGGTAGCAGCAATTGGCTCGGATGGATGCGTCAAACATATGGATGTATACCTCACAGAGAACAGTTGATACTGTCTCACATTAGTTAACTAACCGCCTCCGTAAGGGGGCTTTTTTTATGGCAAAAAAAGACAAGCTAGATGTAGAATCTTTAACTGGTAATGTTGGTGAACGGTCCTATTCTGAGTTACCACCTGAATATGCTGCTAGAAGAGTAGAACTAAGAAGACTAGAAAAAGAAGCTAGGACTTTATTAGCGAAGCAAAAAGCAGGAACTGCAACTCCAAAAGAGTTACGTAGATTAAAAACACTACCACGTGAAATAAAAGGAGTTACACTAACAGATCCTACAGAAATTTTCTACAAAGAGAAAGGGAAATGGAAGTACTTAAAAGAAGCTAATTGGAAAATCAAAGGTGATCCCATAGAAGAGGGATTGAAACCTCTAGAAAGTCATCATAAAGCTGGGTTAGATAAATACTATAAACGAATCAAAGGATGGGGTGATGATGAAATATTTGATCTTCATACTGACTTAGCTGCTCAAGATAAATATTTAGGGAACCATCCGAAAAATAGACTTCAACTTGATTCCTCTTTACATATGGGGAGAGCTAGACAGTTCGCACCTGGATATGAAGGAATACATGGAGCAATTACTCATACGGATTTACTACCAGACGAATTTTCAGACTTAGCATATAGAATGGATGAAGCAGGTATAGATGATTATATGGATACAGATTTCGACTTTGATTCAGATATAGGATCACCAGGAGATCCAAGAGCACCAAGAAGGCAACGAACGCAACTGAGAGGTGTAGAAGATTTTGAATTCGGCACACCAGATAATATCCAAGAAATTGGACGTATGATGGATAAGGATTATCAGTTAGCAGATGAATTTGCACTGAAATCCCCTAAGACAAAAATAGCCTTTCAAGGTAAAAGTGATAAATTGAGTCAGTGGATTAAAAGAAACGAGAAGAATAGAGCCTTCTGGCCTGCAGATACTGAACAAGCTATAGAAAATATAGATGGTCAACGCCTGGGAAATATAGAAAATGAAATTCAGGTAAATAAATCAGCTTCTATGATGGAGGCTTTGCAGTCTGGTGAGACTTTACCAAGCTGGCAACGTAAAGCTAGAGGAGTAGTAAATAGAGTTATTGATACTACCTCACCTTTATTGAAAACAACTACAGGCTTAAGTAGAGCTGAATCAGCAGTTAGAATTGCTGGTGGTGATTATATAGGTGGAGCAGCTGGGTTAGTTATGACTACACCTACTTTCCAGAAACAAATAGGTAAGTTATTAGCAAAACAAGGTATCAAAATGATACCAGGAGTTAGTTTTGGATCTGGTGCTTTACAAGCTGCAGGTTACTTATCAAAGGGTCAATGGACTAAAGCTGGTCTATCTGCGATAGGTGGTGTAGTCGGTGAGCTTGGTCCTGCAGGTGATGCAGTTCAAGCCGCTATAGATCTAGGATTAACAGGACATGATGTTGCTACTGGTGATATTAACCATGGTGTTGAACTAGAAGATGAATTAGAAGAAGCAAAACTCCTTAAAAAAAGTAAAAACCTTAGAGGTTTCGTTAGAAGTCTATGACCAACCCCTTAACCGCCCTACAGGAAGATTTCAAGGTGTTTCTAACTGCACTCTGGCAGCAATTAGACCTACCTCCTCCAACAAGAGCACAATTCTCTATAGCGGACTACATACAAAATGGACCAAAGAGACTACAGATCCAAGCCTTTAGAGGTGTTGGTAAATCTTGGATTACTGGTGCTTTTGTCTTATGGACGTTATTTAATAACCCAGAAAAGAAGATCATGATTATCTCTGCGTCTAAAGAACGTGCAGATAACATGTCTATCTTCTTACAGAAACTTATCATTGAAACACCATGGCTAACCCACTTACAGCCCAAATCAGACGACTCAAGGTGGTCGCGTATAAGCTTCGACGTAAACTGCAGTCCGCACCAAGCACCTTCAGTGAAGAGCGTGGGTATTACTGGTCAGCTAACTGGATCACGTGCGGACTTAATGATTCTAGACGACATAGAAGTCCCAGGAAACTCTATGACGGAGATGATGCGTGAGAAACTTCTTCAACTCTGCACGGAAGCAGAGTCAATTCTTACCCCCAAAGATGATAGCCGTATTATGTATCTCGGGACTCCTCAGACTACTTTTACTGTTTATCGTAAGCTGGCAGAGCGTTCGTATCGTCCCTTTGTTTGGCCCGCAAGATATCCAAGAAAGCTCTCACAGTATGAAGGATTAATAGCTCCTCAACTACAAGAAGACATAGATCAAGGTGTAGAACCTTGGGAAACAACAGATCCAGATAGATTTGATAGTAATGACTTACTTGAAAGAGAAGCGTCAATGGGACGCTCTAACTTCATGCTTCAGTTTATGCTCGATACGAGCTTATCTGATGCCGAAAAGTTCCCACTTAAAATGGCTGATATGGTCGTTACTTCTGTTAACCCCACTGAAGCCCCTGAGTCCGTCGTATGGTGCTCAGACCCCTCAAACGTTATCAAAGATATACCCACAGTCGGTCTCCCAGGAGATTATTTTTATAGCCCGATGCAGCTTGTTGGAGACTGGGGAGCTTACCAAGAAACAATTTGTAGCGTGGACCCGTCGGGTAGAGGTACAGACGAGACAGCTGCAGCCTTTATCTCACAAAGAAACGGATTCCTCTATCTGCATGAAATGCGTGCTTACAGAGACGGGTACAGTGACAACACCCTGTTAGATATACTTAAAGGATGTGATAAATACAACGCAACTACTTTACTTATTGAGTCTAACTTTGGTGATGGTATCGTTGCTGAACTCTTTAAAAAGCATCTTCAAAATACTAAACAATCTATCTTCATCGAGGAAACTAGAGCTAATGTTAGAAAAGAAGACCGTATCATTGATAGCCTTGAACCTGTGCTTAATCAGCATAGACTTGTGGTTAATAGGTCAGTTATAGATTGGGACTACAACTCTAATAAAGACGAAGCCCCTGAAAAGAGACTATTATACATGCTATTCTATCAAATGAGTAGAATGTGTAGAGAAAAGTTTGCAGTAAGACATGATGATAGGTTAGACTGCTTAGCTCAAGGTGTTAAATACTATACAGATGCCCTATCTATATCCGCAGACATCCAGATCCAACAACGTAAACTAGATGAGTTTAACTCTATCTTGGAAGACTACCTAGATAGACCACAAGCTTCAGCTAACCACTTAGTCTTTGGGATGGATAAAGACCAAAGAGATAAGGCTAGAGGTTTGGAAGATGGGAAGTCTTTGCCTACCTGGGTTTAAGACCAATCACCTATGTATACAGGGAGAGGAAGGGTGGACCTCCTCTGTTGAAGGGAGACTTTTGTTTCCCTTTATCAACTCTCGTAAGAGGGTGATTATCAAATACCTTCTCCATCCCCTTACCTATACGGTATACGTATATTATATATTATATATGACTACTCCCCACCAAATACAACAGATTAAGTCTTATTGGTATTATGTGTTTTGGTCTATAGCTACAATAGCAGTAGTTGTAGGTCAGGTGTATGTAGCTACAAGTTACAGATACCTAGCTGAAGCTCTAAAACTAACTTTAACCTAAACAGTTTTTTTACCAGTAAAATAATAATGAGATTATTTATAGATTCTGCAGATGTAGCAGAAGTGATTAACCGACACCAAACTGGTTTAGTGTCTGGTGTTACAACTAACCCTACATTGATAAGAAAAAGTAATAGGAAACCTTGGGATGTATATCATCAACTTATAGAACATGGTGTACAAGACCTAAGTATAGAAATAGTAGGTGACTCTGAACGTGAGTTGTTTGAACATAGCATAAGTGCTTCTAAAGAATATGGCAAGAAAGCCACAATTAAATTACCTTGCTCTATTGATGGTCTAAGAGCCTGTAGAAGGCTTGCAGATGTAGATATAAGGGTGAATGTCACTTTAGTGTTTAGCGTCTCTCAGGCGATCCTAGCGTCCTTAGCGGGTGCTGCTTATGTTTCTCCCTTTGTAGGACGGTTAGATGATAACTCCTTGGACGGTATTGGACTTATTGAACGGATATCAGAGGTTTTTACCGTGAATCATACCAGAACTCAGGTATTAGCTGCTTCTATTCGTGATGTGCAGTCAGTTGAACGTGCTTTCTTAGCTGGAGCTGATATATGTACTGTTCCTGTTGATGTTTTCGATAAAATGTACAATCATGTGTTAACTGACAAAGGAATTGACCAGTTTAACCAGGATGCCTCTCAATTTTTGACATAAATTTCACAAGCCTATTAACGTATACGCAGGGAGAAATAATCCCCCACGGGGGGCCGCGCGCGTGCGTTAATTGTTCGCATGTGAGGAAGATATTATTATTTTTGTAGAGAAATACCCTCGAAACTGCAGTGATAGCAAGGGATATCGCACAACACCAGCCCGCGTGCCACGCCTGCGAGTCTCGATCTCTCGCGATCTGTGGCGACTTTAGCTACGCTAATGAATGATGAGCTGAATGATAAGCAGAACTAATCACCGTTGCTATCACTACCATCTCAGCAAATGTCAGCAAATCAGGACAGACAGCAGGAAAATTCCATGGTAGGCTAGATCTCTATTCTTTCTTTGAAGATTGAGTATCTCGATACCTCGTCAGAGGTTGAGAGGTATCTCGATCCTTCAATCAGAAAGAAAGAGAGACTGTTTCAAAGTGTGAAGCTTTCGAGCTGATCCGTTGAAACCTCACCGATCCGTTCTACAATGGATTTGAATCTTGAAAACTGAATAACTTGCCGACGATCAACTCCGTTGAGTAGCTGACTAACGAAGCCTACAGGAGATGCCAACGAAGTTGTAGGCCATTGTTAACATGGACAATCCAGCACGTTGAGGCGTGCTTCAAGGTTCGAGTCCTTGACTGGGTTTTGTTTATCTTTTTTATTATGCAAAAAGAATTATTTCCTATGTTCAATGGTTGTGCTCTTGTCAATGACAATGCAGCACAAGATCCAGCTGTGATAGCTGCTCTTAGTTCTTTACAAGAACGGGGCTGGCCTGTCTCATCTGGTCTAGGTTCTCATACATACGTTGAGGATCTAACCGAGAACATGGATCCTGACACAGCTCAGGAGTATTGGGAAGAGTATCAAGTATAGCGTGATGCTGAGGTTCGAAACCTCACTCTTTCATTGGGATATCATTCCCATTTAATTACATCGTTCATTACTAACATGCGAAAGATTGAAAGAGAAATGATTCAAGCAATCATTGACCGTACTCATTTCAGTAAAGCAAACACCAAGGTCGCAGTGCATGTACCAATGGGTGTTAACTCTCGAGCTGAGATGCGTGTTTATCTACATGATAATCACATCGCTACTTATGCAAGTGAGGGTTTATATATTAACCATCAAGGATGGAAGACTAACACTACTAAGTCAAGACTTAATGCACTAATTCAATTTGTACTTGGTGGTCTATCTGGTATTTATCAGAAAGACTTCGAATGGTATTTGAAGAAGGTAGATGCAGGTAATGGCAAGGTAGAAACTAGTCCTGTTCCTGATACTTGGTTATTAGTCTGATGGTGTAGGTAGGGTTCGATTCCCTACCCAGACATTGGGATCTTGCATCCCATTTATTCACATTATCACTCTATGTTTAACATGTTTATCACAGTTCCAACTCGTACATCTGCTGCTATTGAATCACTTAAGGTTGACCTATTAGCTCGCAAGGCTGTAGTCTCTTTCGTTAATGGTAGTGAGTACGAATACGAGAATGTATCAGCTAGAGCAATAGCTAATGTATTATTTAACCCTGACATTTCATTAGGTTTCTGGGTTAACAACAACTGCATCAATCCTACAAGGACTGAGGTAGTTGACACATATAACTACGCTTCTCTTCCTAGCTTTGTATAAACAATAGGGGGTCACTCCCCTTTCTGATCCTATAGTCTAGCGGTTATGACGCTGCCCTGTCACGGCAGTAACACGGGTTCGAATCCCGTTAGGATCGTTGCTATCCAATGAGGATAGCTTCTTTTAATTATGTCTACTTCAATGTTAACTTCTCCTATTGAATTACTACGTAAGGACATAGAAGAAGCAGGACTAATTGATTCTTATTCTGATGAGTTCTATCAAGAACTATTAGATTATGGAATCGAATCAGTTCAACAGTTTGAAGATGCATACCAAGGTGAACACCGCTCAGGTGCTGAATTCTCCGAACAACTATGTGATGACTGCGGGTACATGGATGAGTCTAATCTTCCTGCATTTATCCAATGTCATATAGATTGGGAAAGCGTTTGGTCACGTGAGTTATGCTTTGATTACTTTATGATTAAGGCCAACACTGGGTATGCATTCTTTACATCTAACTTCTGATTCTCTCCCTCTGCCTTTATAGGCAGACTGAGGGATTCAATCCCTTAAT